CGGCTTATTCATCTTCGCATCGTTAATGATGTTTAGATTATGCTGGCGGGTTTTGTTGATTGTGAGGGCAGGGCGCTCGTCACGCTGCCGATCGTTCCACATGCGAGTCGGCCACTGATATTTATTGTCAGCGTCCGCATTCGCAAACCGAATATCATCCATGAAAAGGCGTCGTGCATAAGACTCCCAAGCCTCGCAGCGTCTAAAACGCTCCTGCGCCCGCCGTAAAATCTTCTGGAACTTTTCGGAGTCTACTGCCTGACGTGCCATTATCCCATCCATCCCAGACTATCAGTAAAATCTTGTAACTTGCCCAAAAGGCCGTTTTGCCTTTTAAGCGCTCCTGCGATCTTTCTCGTGCGGGCGTCCGTCGCTCCCTCATTTGAAGCAATCGCCATGTAACGAAAAGCGTCCGCCGCGTGAGACGACCAGTCATGCACGGGCTCATTGCTCAAAGTTTCAGTCTTATCATTTTCCGCATAATGATAATGGCGAAGAGCGTGCAGCAGGCCCTTTTCACATCTTGCCGCGTCAAACCAGCAAGTCGGAAAAATCGAACGCGCCGCGATGATCCCGTCAAACTTGCTCAACCTCGGAACAATGCGAACTTGAAAACCCGCGTCCCGCATTTGCTCTTCGATAGACTTTTTTGATCCAAGGGTTTTAGCCCGCGCGTCATGGGGAAGCCAGCAATTCCCATATTCATACAGCTCCCCGCTCGTCCCTCGGCGCGACCTTAAAACGTGAATGTAGTGATCCAGTCCCTTGAGTCTGTTCTCGTAAAAGTCAATAACTCGTCTTTGCATTCCGACGTATTGCTCGAAGATAATTGACGTGCTGTCAGACCGGCCAAGATCGAAATATAGATTAACAGGAGAACTAGTATGATGCTGAACAGCCGTGACACGACCCTCTTCAGCGCAGTCACGAAGTTCTTCGGCATAAACCGCGCCCTCCAGACTTTTCCTGCACTCCCCTTCCCACACATGCAAATAAGCGTCGCGGTCACGGGCTTTAAGGTCCAGCATTTCCTGCTTTAAGACTTGCGGGAACCACGGGTTATCACGCCACGAAATCTTCTGCACAACCGCATTCGCAGGCGGGTGCAGCACAAACCGCACATACGTATCGTCGCTTTCAAGTTCCGGGTTAAACGACGCCCAGATCTCCGAATTTTCCTTACGGATCGTGGGAATAAGGACTTCCCAAGAGCTTTTCGTGACCTTGTTCGCCTCTTCCACCCAGCAAATGTCCACACCTTCATATGACTTAATCTTCGTGACATTGTTTCGGATGCCTTCAAAAGAAAACTCCGAACCCGTCGCGGGGCAAAAAATACGCGCTTGCTCAATCTGATAAAAACCAGTCAACCCTAAAAGTTCAATCTGGTCACTTAAAACCTTATGCACGGAGTCTCGAATTGAGTTCTGAAACTCACGCGCACACAAAATACGAAGGGGGCGTTTCGCCGCCAGAATAACAAGCGCCCTCGCAATGCCCCATGACTTCGCCCCTCCGCGACCGCCATACAGCACACGATAGCGAACAGGCATTCCGTTGACTTGCGGCCAGAACAAGCATTGCAGCTTCTCTGGCCACTCAACAACCTTCGCATTTTGTGTGGTTAAGTCCATCCTATACTCAATCCATAATGGGCTTACTTCTTTTTGCCGACCTTGGCATTGTAAGCAGCTAGACCCTTCTTGTCCATCGCCTTGTCTTTGGCGGAACCTTCTTTGATGCCCTTTTTCTTGAGCGCTGCGTCCTTTTTCTTATCCATCGGAGAGCGTTCCCACTCCGCCATCGTCATCTTGCCCTTCGCCATCACACGCCTCCAAGTTTCTTGCTGGCTTTCAAATTCTTCAGCTCTTTCTGCTGAGTCTTTTCCGAAATTCCAGAATTATTCGCTTTCGCCTTCATGAGTTTACCCATGTCGTGATGCACTGACATCACATGGCTTTCACGATCCGGGCGTTTATGGTCGCAGCACTTTTTCATATCAATCGTCCTTTCTGCTTCTATCATACAACTTAAATCCGATCTGGAGTATCAAGTAAATACAGCCCAAAATCGGCGCAAGTAACGCTGCGATGTCTGACACAGGCTTTACCGCTGTAATCCACATCGGAGACGAAATCATACTCGCCGCAACAATCGCCCCAGCCTTTTCCGCAGTCGTCGTGAATACCGAATTAAAAAGCTCCGGGAGTGAGGCATCATGTCTAAGCATTACACTACCCTTTGAATTAACCGAAAACCTGATACCATTGATTGACGGTGCTTCCGCCCTTCATCAGCACAAACGCATAGACGGTATTTGCCGCCATCACGATGTTTGCACTCGTGCGCGTTTTAATGACGTTCGCAGCCACTGTGCTGGCGCTATACTGAAGCGTCACTGCAGCGGCGCTCGCGTTATACAAAAATATCATCTGCCCTGGCTTACCGCCCGTAAATCCTGACAGCGTAGTCGCTACCGAAGCTGCGGTAAAGTTAAAGACATTTCCGTTCGCCACACTAAACGAGTATACGCCACCCGGAAGAGTTACATCTATCGACTGTGCATACGAAAACATGCCATACATATTGGCGTTATCGTCAGTCAGTGCGCGACGTTCAGGCTGACGCAGTTCGACGCCCGCGATCAACATGGGTTCTGAGAACCACATCTGACCCGTTGCGGCGGTGTTAGCTGAATTTTGTCGAAGCGTAATAGACAAATCAGTCGCCGCAGCCTCAACTTTACAAATGGCCGTCAACAACTCCCAATTACCGCTGCCAGTATATGAGTTATTGCCGTATTGTGCGCCGCCGCCAAAAATTTTAAGATTGCCAATCGCCGCCGTGGCTTTACACCAGACCGCAGCAACAACTGTTTTCCCCCTGAAATCTTCAATCTTTACCTGATTGGCTGAATTATTATTTGCGTTGGCAGACGCAACAAAACAGGTCAAACTTGTTGTTTGCGCGGCAATCGTAACTGTCGCAGAAGCATACGCGCCGCGTGTTGTTGTTGTATCTTGCGACCAAACGGGGGCAGTCAAGCCGTTTTGGGACCAGTTGACCGGAACGGCTGCGCCATAAGCATCCGTCCCCCACAGTTTGAATGCGCTATTAGGGATAAGATTTAGCGCGGATGTATTGGTTGCTGGATACGGGTAGTTAAATCCAACAGGTAGGAACTTAACATTATTCGCCCACCCTTCGTCCAAAATTTTACTATACATATTGTCTGGAATTGGACTTCCTTGGAAGTGCAGACTGTCGATAAGGCAAGAAAAAGATGTTGACGTAAACCAAAAAAGATATGTGGGTATTCTTAATTCATAATATGGCTCGTGAACTCTAATGTTTGTGCCACCAATTTTATAAGCGGCTGTTGGCGTTGCAATAGTGTTATCTGGGTCGCAATCGCCCCCATAAAAACTATTATTTGTTCCGTTAATTTCGTATAATATGTCAAATCGTCCGCTGACTATTACGTTTCTAAACGAATTGGCATTTGTGCTGGGAAAGCCGCCATCGTTGAACACCCCGCGCAGCGCGTTTGCGCCCGTGATAGTCGTATTTGCTATATTAACATTATCAACCTTTGCGTAATACGCTCCCGCAACCGGGATAGCGTATGTTAATGGAACAATCGTGCTTTGAGTGCCTGAGCCAAGTCGAAGCGATACACCGCTAAATCCCCTAATATAAATAGAAGTCAGCACGGGCTCAGCGCCAAGAACAAGAATGCCATCTTGCGCTGCGCCGTTATTAGTTAATGTAAATCCGCTCCATGTAGCTCCACGGTATGACACGCACACCATAGCCGTGCCTGTGCCAGTATAAACAAGCTCCGTTAATATACCGACTGTGGCTCCCGGTCCGCCCGGATTTGACCCCTGAACAGATACGCTGCGGAAATCAAGTGTCTGAGAATATAGATATTTTCCTCCGGGGATAAATAAAATTGTCTCTCCGGCAACCGTCCCACAGAATGCTATTGCATTTTGGAATGCCGTATTATCGTCAGTTGCGCCATCGCCCTTGGCACCAAACCATCTGACGTTTATTGCGCCGGAATATTGACGAATCCAAGCCGATGAACCGTCGCCGCCGGTTGGCACAATCACCGTTCCGCCGTTATCAACATAAGTGCCTACCGCTGCGCCAGTCACGCCCCAAAATATACCGCCGCCGCCATCCCCATTCGTATAATATCCGTGAACAGCCGCAGTTTGCGTAGAAGAAACCGGCGTCACCAATCGCAAAGCCGCAATATTCGCAAGCTGCAGCGTGCCTAATTCCGCCAACGCACCTTCAACATTGGTCGAGGTAAAGAAGTTGCCGCTATCCGTAAGTGCAATATATTGCGCCTGCACAAGTTCACGTTTCCAGCGATTTCCAACCGCATCGACAATGACCGTCGTGCCGTTATCAGGCGTTGTATGATCCGCTGCGTCTAAATAGAAAAGGCCACCGCCGTCACCCTGCACAGTATTATACACGAGCGCCATAATCGCAGGACTTTGCGCCGCAGGGGTCGCCCACAATCTTAACGCAGCAATATTGGTCTGTGTTTCAATGAAATTCGCTGCAAATCCAGATGCGATCGAGTCAATCTGAATCCATTGTTTTGGCTGCACGCCGATGTAATAGCTTGAAATTCCCGCAGCCTGCGTGACGCCGATATTGCCGGGAATAGGACCTGCGCCCGCCGAGATTGTCGAGTCACCTTCCGCGAAAACCACGATCGGAACCGCAGTCTGGTTCGCAATAAACAGCAAGCGCCCCGGCAGGGCTTGCGGAATTGACAAACTCGCATTCGCCACACTCGCCGTCGTGACTTGCGTAATCGTCTCAACAACTTTATGAGAATTATTGACGTTACCGCCCGGAGTCGCAGACACATTTGACTGGATCGACCAAGTAGGATTGCCAAACTTGTCGTTCAGTTCTGTTCCGTCAATAAGACGGTAGCCATCGACGAAACTATGCGGCTGTGTCATTTACCGGACTCCAATTATCGCCTCTATGGGCTTTTGCTCACCATACCATATAAGGCTTTTAATTCTTTGTAAATTTGCCACGCCCACCCAATAACCAGCCTTTTATGGGTTTAACCCGACCAAAGCCCACGCACTTTGCACGACTGGCGCAAAAATCCATCCAAGATTATTACCGCCATTCACATTGCCGTTGCTTTGCAGCGCCTGCCAATACGAGTTCTCATACCCCGAGCTGTCTGAGATATTCGTGTAAGACAAACTCATAGCCGAAACCACAGTTGGATACGTCAAAGTATAACGAGTTCCAGGTGTAGCGCTGTTGACTGTAATTAGGTTGGCGGCGGTCCCGCTTAACGCAAACGCTCCCGTAAATGTTGTGGTCGTGGATGCCGTAAACGTCACGGTTGCAGGCTGCACAGTATTCGTCATACCCGCAAAAGTATTATTGCCTGTAATCGTCAATGCGCCGCTGCCGCCTTGGTTAAGCGTCGCTGCATAAACAAAACCGCCGCCAGCAAAAGTCTTGGCGCTGGCCGAGGTCATGCTGATAGTAGAGGTCGTGCCGGTCGAGGTTAAGCCCGTGCCTGTTGCACTCCAAGCCGTCGCACCTGATCCAACTACCGTAATCGTGCCG